ACGACTGCGTATTTGGGGTTGTCCCTTTTCAGGGATAGCTCCAACGAAACCCCCCTCTTTCGAGGTGCGCAGCCTATGTTGTGTTCAGTCAGAAGGCGTATAGTTCTCCTAACTGTACAAGCTCTGATAACAACATAACAAAACGACTGCGTATTTACGTTGGGCAGGACAGGTTATGATCGTGGTCTTCTCTTTCTTACTCTTGGTGCGTCATACGCTGTTAGCTCCTCTATTATTTGTTGATAGGGAAGTTTAGTAACGTACTGCATCAAGCGTAAGGATAGGTGGGCCCGTGAATTAACCTTCCGCTCTAGCGCTCTCATAGGTAGGATTCCGTTAAGCTTTGGAATATTAAGTAAATCAATATTTCTTCAAGCTTTTCAGACATCTCACCCTTGAGTTAATTTTCCTAAGGGGACGCTACCTAAGAACTGAGTGTCTGGATCGGAAAGATCCTTCAACACTTTGATCATAGGTATGTTGTCCACGAAGGAAGGCGCTAGGGAGGCGGATTGGTCGACCGCGGATGATTCAAGACTGGAAGTTAGGTCGCTTCAAAGGCGATCTAACGTTCTTGATACATCAGAAATAGCCTTCCCTAGATCCCTACGAGCAATCATACTAGCACATTTTGTGAGAGTGCTAAACAATTGATCGTTGGGTCAGTGTGACATTGAGGGAGCGTACGTGAAGAGAGGTTGACACCTCTCATTAACGTCCCCTTCCTCAGATGTTCACATGTAGGGAAGGTGTAGATTTAATTCTATTCTTTTTAGAATGGTTTTACCCATTCTAATCGAAGGGAATAAATCTACAAAGCTATTTAGACCGGGGCTGAAATCTAGAATGGACCTGTAACCTCTTTTAGGAACTTCATTAATAAGGAGTTCCATGAGTTGAGGTCAACTTTTTAAAGTTGATATCAACCCGTGAAGAGGGAAAGGGCTGATCTCGACGCTTTTGTGGAACCATCTTTTAGCAAATTCAAAGGTGTCTTTCGATACATGAGATTTTGCTTCAGACAGTTCCACTCCAAGAGCCGAGATTATTCTTTTATATTCTGCCGCAACTTGATCGTGGGAGATTACTATATCATCACCCAATATGGCGTAATCGTAAAAACGCTTTATTCCGCAGTTACGCGCTGCTACGAAAACGACCATATGGTGACATAGAGTAAATATAGGTCAAGAAGAGTGAGCACCCATCGGCTGTCCACATCCATATTTATAGGACAGTCCGTTTGGCGCTACATACTCTTCTCCAACCAATATCTTCCGCCAGGACTTAGCTACATCTTTATTTGTTAAAAGCCTTACAAATCGCTCTTGGATATCCAAGGGGAATCTGTCAGTCGCTGATGACAAGTCAAATGAGTAGTACTGGTGATCGGTTTTCTTGTTTGCCAATTCGCTTAAAAGCTTACCTTGATCATATGTACAGTCGCGCGGAAGTCTACGAAGGAGTTTAAAAGCCCCTTTGTGGAGTTCCTGCAAGGCCGTCTGTGATCAGTAATCAAGGATGGCAAACACTCTGCTCTTCGCTTCTCGGTCGTCTTTGATACTCAGTTTTCTAAGCTTACCTCGGGACTTTACTTTGAAAACTTGGTATCAATGAGCAACTAGGGGCGAGTCTTTCAACTCTAATAAAGTTGTTAGAGGATTTTTAACGGGCATAAAAGAGTCTATCGCCTGAATCAAATCAGGTGTTAGACACTTTAGGTCCGCTAAAGCTCCTTGCAGAGCAGGCCCGTTAGGGCCTGATTTAGTCGATCAATGGAAGTTCTTCCACTTTCAATCGATCTTAGGTCTACCAAGACGTTGTCAGAACTGGACCACATCGTAATCAGAAATCTCCGTGTGTATCTGATCTGGATGTGGTCCCGGACGAACAATGTCATCGTAGTTCACGGGTTTACCGCCCATCACTGTTCTGCTGATCGTGAATAAAGTTAACGCTCAGCGGATCGCGTTTAGATCGCGGTTCACGATAAGTCTTCGAAGGTCGACGGGTAAAACTGTCGGCAATAGATTTCTATCTTGGACAATTCCTTCTAAACGTATAGGTGAACCGGACACGTAACGCGTCAAGCTTAAACGATAAGCTTTAAACTTATCAGAAACAGCTACTCTACCCCGGGACAAGTTATTTTCAAAGTCTGTCTCCAACTTGCGGACAGACTCTTGAAGTAACTCTTCGGGAATAGAGGGGAAATACGATCTACCCGTCCAGAGCATCGCTCTTCGACGTGTGGATAACGACGAACAGCTTTCATCTCATGGCAAGAAAGTTGTTTTGTCGTTAGAAAAGTATTTTCTGACGTCTGTTTTATATTAGATACGCCCTATCTACTATGGAACAGCGTTTCCGGCTACGGGCGCGCGGGGTGTCAGCCCTGCGACCGTGAGTCTATTGGAGAGAGCGAATCCTCCCATACTTTCGTATGGCTCAGGCACGTTTCTGTTCAGTAGGACCTATAGTGCGGCGTTTTAAAAGAAGAAAGCAATTCCTCCTTTAATTCTAGGGCTGAGTTTTAAAAAAACTTAGCAGTTTCAAGCTATCCCTGTAAAGGGACAACCCC